GGCTGAAATCGAGGATTCATGAAGGATATATCGGAAACTACTGTTGGCTTAACGAAACCGAAAATTTGAGCAATTTTGCCCACTCTATTCGCTCCAATGGCAGAAGCCATTGCATAAGGTCCAATGTAAGGAACGGACCTCAAAGCTCCAGCTATCTTAGCTAGAATGAATGCAGGACGGGAAACGACTCCCTGCCCGTATTCATCTCCTGATTGCGGCACTAAGCCAACAGGAGAATTAAAGGTGGGTGCTCCTAATACGACATTTTCGGCCCATGCCATAATAGACACAGTGATAGGCTCAATCACTCCTGAAACATGAGCAAGCGGAACTAGTTCGCGAATCTGTAGCGTACCAGCCGAATCCAATTCACCAATGAGGGTCATATCAAAACAATTGAAAGTATGTGTGTAAGGCAAACGCAAACAACCACCAGTTGACGTGGTCGGATCGAGAAACAAATGTGGATTCTGAGATGCTCGAACACAGCCGACCTCTGTAACATTAACATTCCGAAAATCATCAAATCTATGATCCGGTTGAACATTGGCCAATAGCAATCCATAGTGGAAAGGAGTTCCATTGACCAGTATTTTTACACACATATCACATTTCATGTTCCGATAGTTGGCAACCCTATTCACATTCCTCTTGTTCTCCCAAAAAGTCTTAAAAACTGGAATCGAAACAAAAGGAAACGGTGTGCCCACCGTCCAGGAGAAGTTACCAACCCTCACAGGTCGAGAAAAGAAACGATCCAAGTTAAATTCTGGTGAATCTGCAACGTAATAAGTGTCATCCCTTGCAGAAATAAAACCTGCCTCAAAGCCAGAATTGTCATCAGAGAACGTAGTGATGTTTGCAATAGCATTAGTATCAGCCTCGTCAGTCAATAAGGATTGAGGCTCGTACAATACTGTAGATCTCACAGATAAAAGGGCAAGAGCAGAAGAACGACTACAAGCAAAATAAGACTCAAGGACAGAATAAGGCAAAAATTGTAAGCAATCGGTGCCATCGAAAGAACAGACGTTGTAGTAATCTCGGAGCCTCCGAGAAGAGAAATCATCATAATTATGTACAGTGATAATTTCATTAAAAGAGACGTTTGAAATCTCCAGCGGGTCATCCAACCCTTGCGGTATACCGCCATGTTCAAAATGGGTGTTACTAATACCCAGAGTCACATCATCAGATGTGACCAAATTATTTTCATTATTTACATTTTCGAGTAATATACACAATGGGAGCTTATACTCATAGACACCCGTGTTAACGGTAATATAAACAATGCGCAAGCCGACTTCAAGACATACCAATCTCGAAGTAGGTAACCAATACGCATTTTAGGATATTTTTTCTACAATAGCATCATAAGTGTCAAACAAATGAATGCTATGTACGGAAAAACCATGACGATGCGCAACCTGTCCCAATTGGTTGCGTTTCTCCTCATAATATTCCCTACCTCTTGGGCAAAACTCCCGAAGAGCGCCATCAACAACTGAGCCAGCCCACTCGTGATCGCCAATCTCGGTAGATGCTAAACGCGTGTGCAATGACTTATGTATGGAGGCTTCATCTAGCACTCCTATGCGACGACCTAAATCCGCATTATAAATATCCCCTCTTTTAAGAAAATCGACCTCTTCCAATGCCAGGTACCTCGTGTGCTCCCC